GCTATCATGTCCAAACTTTCCCTTGTTTCATAGCTAACCGTGCCGCGCCGCTCTACGCAATACATAGCGCCTTTAATGCTTTGCGCTACGCGGGCCACGTCAGAAAAGCTCCCATGCGTTTTAGCTCGCTCGCTTAAAACATCTTTTATTGCGTCACCCATCCTTATTTTCCGCTTTTAACTCGTTATCGGAAAGACGCTCAATTTCAAATTGCCGCAACATCGGAGGGTTTTCGCCCCATCGATATGTGGCGTGAGGCCAAATGCCTAGCGCATCTGCCATTTTTTTGCGACTGCCAAACCATTCAATGGCTTCTGTCGTTTTCATTTTTCTTCCCTTTTGTTACAATTAGGTGTTTACACTATAGGTTAATGGATGTATGTTGTAAACATCAAATCGCAACCGGACTGGCCGACCGCGATAAAAGGAGAAAGATTATGGATTTCAAAATTAACCTCCCCTGCATTGAATGCGACTCTATTGGCACCATCGAAACTCGCGTCAGCGTGGACCGCTACGTAGAGCATCATTGCTCGCACTGCGAGGACGGGTTGGTGCCGGTAATCGAAAGCTACGACAGCATCGCCGATGCACAAGCCGACTACCCGGAAGCAATTAGCTTCACTTATCTTTAAGGGTGCATCCAAATGGGGGGTTTAAACGCACCCCCATATTTTCAAAGGAACAAAAATGGCAATCAATCTGCAAAACACCTCAACCGTTTCAACTAGCAGCATCGCGCTGCTAGTTTACGGCCAAGCTGGATCAGGCAAAACGTCGCTCATACCGACTTTGCCAAATCCGGTCATTCTAAGCGCGGAAGGCGGTCTGCTTTCCATCGCAAAATCAGACACGCCGTACATCGAAATCGCCAGCATGGACGCTTTGCGAGAAGCCTATAGTTGGCTCACCGGCAGCGCAGAAGCGCAAGCGTTTGACAGCGTAGCAATCGACAGCATCAGCGAGATTGCGGAAGTTTGCCTTGGAAACGAAAAGAAAATTAACAAAGACCCGCGAGCGGCGTATGGCGAGATGCAAACGACCATGGCCGAAGTCATAAGATCATTTCGCGATTTGCCGAAGCACGTTCTGATGACTGCAAAATTGGAAAAATCTCAGGATGAGATGGGCCGCATTTTATATTCCCCATCCATGCCGGGAAATAAAACCGGTCAATCCTTGCCTTACTTTTTTGATTTAATGCTGGCCCTACGAGTCGAAAAGGATGCCGAAGGCGTATCACAACGCGCCCTTATGTGTGACAGCGATGGCCTATGGCAAGCCAAGGATCGCAGCGGAAAGCTAGGCCAGTGGGAAACGCCGGACCTCGGCGGGATTATTAAAAAGATTGGAGCTTCAAAATGAGCATCGAAAACTTGAGCCAAAATTGGCTTGACGCAAAAGAGGCGGAGAAAACGGCAATTGAGCGCCGCCGCGAAATCGAAGACAAATTATTGTCGCTGATTGGCATTCCAGAGAATTTGGACGGCACGGAAAATGTCGACACCGATAATGGTTACAAAGTCAAAATTACGGGCCGTATGTCGCGGAAAGTTGATAGTGAAAAAATACAAGCCATTGCAGCCGAAGAAGGTCTTGAAGCGCATTTAGCAAACCTTTTTCGCTGGAAGCCAGAGATCAATATGTCGGCGTGGAAAAGCGCCGACAAATCGATCACTGAACCGCTATTAGGCGGTATCACAACCAAGCCCTCACGGGCATCATTCGCCATTACAAAGGAGATTTGAACATGGCATTTTTAGGGCAGACTTTTGACATTGACGATATGCCGGAAGCAGAAACGCAGGATTTTTCGCCGGTGCCTGCTGGCTGGTATAACGTCAACATTGCTGGCGCAGATGTCAGAACGACAAAAGCCGGAACCGGCGAATATATCGCTTTGCGTTTTGACATTACTGGCCCAACGCATCAAGGGCGAGTCGTTTGGACAAACCTTAATACTAAAAACCCGAACCCAAAAGCGGAAGAAATCGCGCATCAAAATTTGCGGCAGATTATGAACGCAATCGGACTAAAACGGGTTGAGGACAGCGACCAGCTTATCGGCGGCAATTTGTCGGTAAAAGTGACTGTCAAAGACGATCCCAAATATGGACCCGGCAACGAGGTTAAAGGCTACAAAGCCATTGAAGGCTCTGCGCCTCCGGCAGCGGTTGCACAAGTCGCAACTGTTGCGGCTACGCCAGCGGATTCGTCAGCGGCCCCACCTTGGGCAGCTAAATAACAAGGGGTGGCCGGGGGCTAAAAACCTCCGGCCATATTTTTATGGTTAAAATTCCAGAATCAAACCACACTATTGCCAATCTGATTGACGAACACCACGCGAGCCAGCCAGACGAACCGCGTTTGCACTTAGGCGGCTCAATAGCAGGACACCCGTGCGAGCGTTGGCTATGGCTATCATTTCGTTGGGCAGTGCGAGAAACATTTCCCGGTCGCATTCGCAGGTTATTCAGACGCGGCCACAATGAGGAAAGCTGGATTGTTGACGATCTACGCGCCATTGGAATTGAAATACACCAAACCGGAGACAGTCAAAAAGTTATTAACTTCGGCGGCCACATTGGCGGATCAGTTGACGGCATTATTGAACGCGGTGTTCCGGGCGCAAAAAAGTCACGCCATATTGCAGAGTTTAAAACACACGCTCGCAAATCGTTTGACGATGTAACAAAAAAAGGCGTCAAAGATTCAAAGCCTTTGCACTACACGCAAATGCAACTCTATATGCTAGGCACAAAAATTGACCGAGCTTTGTATGTAGCGGTCTGCAAAGACGATGACCGCTTGTATATTGAGCGAATTAAATATGACAAAGATCACGCCGAAAAATCACTGGCTCGCGCTAAACGCATAGCAACATCCGAACGTATTCCGCCACCGCTATCAACAGATGCAAGTTGGTATCAGTGCAAGTTTTGCGCGGCGCATAGTTTTTGTCACACGAAGCAATTAACGCAACACGTAAATTGCCGGACTTGCGCTCACGGCACACCGGAGAAAGATGGCACATGGTCGTGCGCCCGTTGGGCTAGAGGTGAAGGAAATAAAATTCCCGGTGATTTTCAAATTACCGGATGCGATAGTCATGTGTTGCACCCCGACATGGTGCCTTGGCCTATTAAAGACAGCAACGATCCGCATGAGGCTGTTTATGAGATTAACGGCAAAGATATTCGCAACGGCGAAGGTGACGCCTACGTTTACAGCAGCAGAGAAATAATAGCAGGCGGCGAAGCCTGTGGAGATGAACTTGTTGAAGAGGTCAAAAAAACCTTTTCCGGCGCAAACATTGTTGAAGTTAGAGAGAACACAAATGGAATGGATTAAAATTGCAGAGCGAAATATTACAACTCGCCACAAATGGATGGTGACGCGAGATTATGAGCCGTTAGGAATTTACGATTTACAGCCTCCAAAACATTTGGAAAAAGACATAGGGGCTTTTTTTCGCGCCACAGAAAATAGCAAAATATCTCTTGAAATTGTTCGCAAGCATGTTGAATCTGGTAAATTTTTAATGGCGCAGAAAAAAGACGGACCAATGAATTTTTCCATTTTGATAAAAAAGGCAGGGCTTTAAAATGCTTCGCGATTATCAACAGCGGACAATAGATGAATTATATAAATGGTTCTCTAGCGGCAAAAAAGGGCATCCGTGCATTGAGCTTCCAACCGGATCAGGCAAGAGCCATATCATTGCGGCCATATGCCAAGACGCAAAAACTCAATGGCCGGAAACTCGCATTTTAATGCTAACGCACGTTAAAGAATTGATTGAACAGAATGCGGAAAAATTGCGCCAGCATTGGCCGGAAGCACCGCTTGGCATTTACTCGGCTGGCCTTGGGTCAAAACGATTTGATGACATTACGTTTGCCAGCATTCAATCCATTCGACGCGTAGACCCAAACGAGATAGGCCATTTTGATTTGGTGTTGATTGATGAATGTCACCTTGTTTCGCACAAACAGGAAGGCGGTTATCGGAATTTGATCGAAGCTCTAACCAACATCAATCCGGCGTTGCGTGTTATTGGATTAACGGCAACGCCGTATCGATTGGGTCACGGCCTTATAACTGACGAACCGGCGCTGTTTTCAGAAATTATTTCTCCGACCAGCGTTGAAGAATTGATCTACAAAAAACATTTGGCACCGTTGCAGTCTAAAATTACAGGAGCAAAAATATCCGCAGATGGCGTTCATAAGCGTGGCGGCGAATACATTGAGAGCGAATTGCAAGATGCCGTGGACCGCAAAGAAATCAACGGGCCGGTCGCGGATGAAATTATTGCTCAAGGTGAAAACCGCAAATCATGGTTAATTTTTTGCGTCGGAGTGCAGCATAGCTATAATATTCGTGACGAATTAATCGAGCGTGGAATTAGCGCGGCAACGATTACAGGCGAAACGCCGAAAGCCGAGCGAGCAGAAATAATTGCTGATTTTAAAGCGGGGCGCATTAGAGGATTAACGAATGCAAATGTTTTGACTACCGGATTTGACCATCCCGATATTGATATGATTGCTATGTTAAGGCCAACCGCAAGCGCAAGCCTATATGTTCAAATGGCGGGTCGTGGAATGCGCCCTAAAAGTCACACCGACCATTGTCGAGTTCTTGATTTTGCTGGTGTAGTTGAAGCGCACGGACCTATTACAAACATTGATCCGGGGCGAAAATCAGGAGAGGGAGAGGCTCCGGTTAAAATTTGCCCGGAATGTGATTCTATCGTTCACCTGTCGGCAAAAAATTGTCCCGATTGCGGATATGAATTTCCACCGCCTCCAAAACCCAAACCCGTTTTGCATAATCTTGATATTATGGGTTTAGATACTAACGAAATGAGGGTGTCAGAATGGAGGTGGAGTAGGCACGTTAGTTATAACAGCGGCAAAGAAATGTTGGTGGTTACATATTACGGAGAATTATCAGACAGACCTGTTAAAGAATATTTGACAGTGCTGCACGAAGGATATGCTGGACAGAAGGCGCGGAGTCTTTTTGCTGAAATATCAAGCCAGTGCGGGTCTGATGCTGACATGCACCACGTCGATCTAACCAGCGCCGCAAAAGAAATGAACGAATGCAATCATCCGGGTGTTATAAAATTCCGGAAGGATGGCAAATTTTATCGCGTAACAGACCGGAGGTGGGGATGAAAACCGAACACGAAGAACAGCGCGAATTTGTTATGTGGATGCGTCAGACCTTTCCGGAAAAAAGAATATTTGCCATTCCAAACGGCGGGCAAAGAAGCCGCACAGCCGGAGCAAAACTTAAAGCCGAAGGCGTCAGCGCCGGAGTGCCTGATTTGTATATTCCCGCTTGGTGTTGCTGGATCGAAATGAAACGCGAAAAAGGTGGCAAATTATCTCCGCAGCAAAAAAACTGGATTAAATATTTAAAGAGTATCGGCAACACGGTTATCGTGGCAAACGGCTGTGAAGACGCAAAAAATAAAATTCAATTATACGCAAGATAATGCTTTTATTTGGTGTTGAACTAAGGTATAAAATAGGGGAGCGCAACCGGATGGTCCGACCGCGCAACAAAGGAGAAAACGACATGACCGACAAAATAGTCAACCAAGAGACCATCAAAGCAACCCGCGAGCGGACTACCAACTACCTTGCGGCTCTATTTGAACATGATTTCGACGGCTCTACCGAGACCATTCAGCCCGATGAAATGAAAATTGGCGACCACATGATGCAGCATGGTTGCGTGTACAAAATTGACGAAATACGAATTTTTCAACATCGCGGCGATGACATTCCCGTTTATGTGGCGCTAGGCACATATGTCAGCGGGTCCATCCAGATGTACAAAATGTTTCTTGCTAGCACTCAAAACGGCTGCGCTCGTGATTT